CTTCATATAAACTGGGATGAGTATTTTCGTTTAGAGGAAGCTGGACATCTTAAGTTCTTCACCGCGAGAAAAAATGGACTATTGATTGGGTACTTTGTCGTTCTCATTACAGCCCCCCTGACATCTAAGTTTGACCCTGTTGGGATTTACGATGCAGTTTACGTCCACAAGGACTACAGGAAGTCTACAGTGGGTAAACGACTGTTTAAGTTTGTGGAGACTTGTATGAAAGAAGATGGTATCTACAGGGTTGTAGCGTCTTCCTCTAGCAAGAACCCTATTGGTCGTTTCCTTGTGCGCATGGGATACCATGAGATAGAAACTAAATACGAGAAGGTTTTATAATATGGTTGTAGTTTCCACCCTTCTTGCGATTGGAAGCGCCACTTTTTACGCTCTTGCTTTGCCAGCGACAACCTCTCTATTTCTAATAGGTGCTGTCGGTGCTGCGACAATCGCACTTGGTGCAGCAGCATTACGGGCGCTTACGCCCAAACCACCAAGTTTTGGCAACCGTGGCTATCAAACTACAGCTATTGGTACTGCATTAGACCATCAGATTATCTATGGTAAGGTTCGTGTTGGTGGCGCTCGTATATACGATGAAGCCACAGGTGAGAATAACAAGTACCTACATCGTATTGTTGCTGTCGCTGGACATGAGATACAATCCTTTGATGAAATCTATATTAACGATGAGATTGTAACATTAGATGGTAGCGGAAATGTTACCTCCCCAAGTAAGTACGATGGTAAAGTCCGTATCAAGTTACACTTGGGTTTACCAAATCAAACTGCTGATACCTTCCTTGTAGATGAGTCTGCCCACTGGACTACTGAACACAGGCTCCGTGGTATTGCTTATATGTACATACGGTTAGCCTTTGATGCTGATGTATTCCCCAATGGTATCCCTGAGATCACAGCTACCATCAGTGGTAAGAAAGTCTATGACCCTCGTACATCAACGACAGCATGGTCAGATAACCCAGCTTTATGCTTGAGGGATTACCTAACGTCCTCTTATGGCATAGCTGAAGAAACTGCTAACATTGATGATGTTTTGGTCGGTATTGCTGCTAGCGTGTGTGACCAGACTAACACAGATGCGGGTACAACACGTTATACTTGTAATGGTGCTTTCACTACAGCCTCTACTCCTTACGACATGATTAACGGTATCCTAACGTCTATGGACGGTAGCTTATGGTATGCTCAAGGTAAGTGGCGTATGAAACCGGCCTACTGGACTGCACCTGTGCTAGACCTCAACGAAGATGACTTGCGCTCTAGTATGAGTGTATCCACACGTCATTCCCGTAGGGATAACTTCAATACTGTCAAAGGTACATTCCGTGGAGAAGAGAGCAACTGGCAGACTACAGACTACCCACAAGTAACTAATGCAGCATTTGTTGCCGCTGATGGTGGACAGGAGTCCGTAGCTGATGTTGATCTACCATTTACAGATAACTCTATTGAGGCTAGACGCATTGCTAGAATTTCGCTGGAGCGTAATAGACAGCAGCTTACTGTTAGTGCTTCCTTTGGGTTAAAGACACTTCAGGTACAAGTTGGTGATAACATCCGCTTGACTAACTCCCGCTTTGGTTGGGATAACAAAGAGTTTGAAGTTATCGCTTGGGACTTTGGCCTTACGGATGGCCTTGACCTACAGACACAGATGACCTTACGGGAAACTGCTGAATCTGTATATGATGAAGTTGATGATGGTGTTGTGTACGAAAGAGATAATACAACCCTCCTATCACCCTTTAGTGTTCCCTCTGTCGGACTGTCTGTGTTAGCTGAGGCTCAGGTTAGCAACCAAAAAGTATCTAATATAGCTGTAGCTACAGTTACATCAAGTCGCCCAGAGGGTATTGACTATGTAGAAGTAGAGTACAAACTATCAACTGAATCGACCTACTCCTCTTTTGGTCAGGGGCCGCTGGGTGAGTTTAAGGTAAGAGACTTACAAGTTGCTGACTATGACTTTAGAGCTAGGGCTATAAACACCTTTGGAATCAAGGGTGAGTTTGAATATCTGCTTAATGTGGAAATTAACGCCTTTATTGGTGATCCCTCTGATGTATCTTCGTTAACGACAGAGTTGTCAGGCGGCACATTATTTCTATCGTGGCCCCCTGTCCCTGATGCTGATTTAAGTCACTACGAGGTCAAGCATAACTCAAATACTACAGGTGCAACTTGGAGCAACTCCACTACAATCGTTGAAAAGATTGCTAGGCCGGGTACATCAACTACAGTTCCAGCTAGGTCTGGTACATTCTTAATTAGAGCCTACGATAAGGAAGATAACTTTAGTGAGAATGTAACCTCAACCATAGTCCTTCCCTCTGAGTTACCTGAGTTGGGTCAAACTGACACTCAGACTGAAGACCCAACCTTTTCTGGCGCTAAGACGAATACTGTCGTAATATCTAGCAACCTTGAGATTGACAATACTTCTGCCGCTAATCCGACAGGTGGATACCTGTTTAGTAACTACATAGACACAGGATCGTCTCGTAACGCTCGTGTTACTGGCATACGCACATTCACCCGTGGTTATGACAATGGCACTTTACTGTGGGATAACATTCCTCAGGACTTTGATACTTGGCCCGGTAACTTTGACACTTGGACGGATGAAACCGCTGAATTTGGTGATGTATCTATTGCAGTTTATGTGTCATCAACTACAGATGATCCTGCTGGGTCTCCAACTTGGAGTAGCTATATTCCTGCCAATGGGACTATTGTAGTTGGTCGAGCCTTCCGCTTTAAGGCCATCTTAAGTAGTACAAACACGAACTTTACCCCAGTTGTATCTGCACTTAGTGCTACAGTTGAATACTAATAGAAAGGGCTATTATGAGCCAACATGACTTAGACATTGCTAATCAAACAGCCTCCTCTGCTAGAGCGGATATTAATAACGCATTAAAAGCACTTGGTAGCACTTCATCTGGATCGTCTGCCCCTTCCACTACATACGCAAATATGTTATGGTATGACACGGGGTCTAACACACTGAAGATGAGGACAGAGGCCGACGACCAGTGGATCAGTATAGGATACTTAGATCAAGGTTCAGATGCCTTTCGTATCTTTGATGACACCTTGGTGGTATCTTCTGGCGGAAGTCAGACAGGACTTATCGGAGATCAAACCACAGGTACTTGGGAAGCTGGTACAGGAACTACAGAGAGCCTTGTGTCGCCAACTAAGGTTAAGGCTGCTATAGATAGCTTAGTGCCAGATACACTTGGCGTAAACCAATCTTACGCAAGTACAACTTTGACTACAGATACTTGGTATCAAAACACTACAGGTCGTGCCATTGCAATTTATTATCAGTTAAATACTGGCGGTGGGGCGGCTCGTGTCAGCACAACCGCTAGTGGCGGCGTTCTTGTTGGTGGGGCTGACGGTGATAGCGGGACATGGGATAATGGTTATTTTATTGTCCCTAATACACACTATTATAAAACAGAGGGCAGTTCCAATCGCGCCGCCTCAAGACTGTCATAGGAGCTAAAATGTCCAAATACTTTATAAATCCTAATGGGGATTATTGGGAAACCTTATCAGACCCTTCGGATGAGATTATTGCTGCATACCCAGTCGGAACTGTTGAAGTAACGAAACGTCCATCTCACTTGCACACTTACGAAGGTGGAGCTTGGGCAGCACCCTCTGATGCGGTGTATGATGAATGGAAAGCTACAGAGGTTCGCGCAGAGCGTGACAGGCTTTTAAGCACAGGAGTTGATCCACTTGTGTCTAACCCTTTGCGGTGGGGGGAACTTACTACAGAAAAGCAAACTGAGTGGACACAATACCGAAGAGACCTTTTGGACATCACAGACCAATCAGGTTTTCCTCGCAATGTAACGTGGCCTACTAAACCAGAATAAGGAATAGCTAATGCCCTACAAACTTGGAACACGCAGTCTACAGAACCTGTCAGGCGTTAACCCTGATATGGTCGCTGTAGTCAAGAGAGCCATTGAGATTACTGAGGTTGACTTTACAGTCATCGAAGGTATCCGTCACATCAACCGTCAACGAGAGCTACTCAAGGCTGGTAAGTCAACTACCTTGAACTCACGACATATCACAGGTCATGCTGTAGACATGGTTCCTTATCCTGTCGATTGGGAAGACCTAGAACGCTTTGAGCTTATGGCTGAAGCTATGAAAGAAGCAGCAGAAGAACTCGAAATTCCTATCGTATGGGGTGGTGACTGGAAGAGCTTCTATGATGCACCTCACTTTGAACTTGACCGAAAGACGTACCCATGAGCAGAGAGATGATTAACAATAATTTATCAATAGGGTTAATCTTAGGTCTCATTACTCAAGGTGCAGCTATAGTATGGACTGTATCAATGATGATGTCGGATATCGAAAGTAACCGTGACGACATCTTAGAAACACAATCTAGGATCACAAGGCTTGAGTCTGCTGTTAATACTCAGGCTGTGTCGATGGCTAGGATTGATGAAAACATTAAAGCTATTCGTAGTGCAGTAGAGGCTATGGCTAATAGGGGTCAATAGTGCTATGCGTACTGGCCTTTGTTTCCTTCGGACATGCTTGGACTGACGGAGGAAACCAGTTGTTCCAATACTGTTATTACGATTGTGGTCTCCCGAAGAATGGGCTTTGGTACGACAGGGTTTACAGGGTAAGCCATAGCTATGTGTGTCCTATAGAGGTTAAGTTCAAATGATTGATCCCTTTACAGCTATGGCAGCGGCTACTACTGCTTACAATGGTATTAAGAAGGCTGTATCCGTGGGGCGTGAGATTAGTGCTATGACGGGTGCAGTCTCTCAGTGGTCTAAGGCAGTAAGTGACCTAGACTTCTTGGAGGATAAAGCTAAGAACCCTCCCATGTATAAAATGTTTAGTGACAACCAGTCTAACGCACTGGAGATATGGTCACAAAAGCAGAAGCTCAAAGAAATGCGAGAAGAACTTAAGGCACACATATCTTGGACGTATGGGCCTAGTGCTTGGGACGAAATAGTACGCATAGAGGCACAGCAACGTAAAGAGCAACGTGAGCTAGTCTACAAGAAGCAAGAGTTCATAGACAACTGCATTAACTGGGCTGTAGGTATTACAGTAGCACTAGCAGGTGTAGGGGCTTTAATAGTCGCTATGTACTTTTTAGGTGTAAAACAAGGGAAGTGGTGATGACGATACTTGATGATTGGAAAGTTCTACCAAGGCTTATGATGCTGGCAGTCACTGTACTGACGTATCAAGCTGTACATTGGTTTATGTCGTTAACTGACCCCAGTGTAGCCCAGAGTGGGCTTGTATCGGTCTGTATGGGCGCTCTTACGGGGTGCTTTGGTATATGGATGGGTAAAGAGTCTAAGACTACAGTTACACCTACTAAGGTCGTACACGAGGAGAAGTATAGCAAATGATAGGTCAAATCATAAGTTCCATCGGTGGACTAGCTGCTAGTATCATCGACAGCAAGACACAGCTTAAACTGACAGAAGCTGAGATTAAGAAGAAGCAGTTAACTGGTGAGATTGACTGGG